TTACCTCTAGATGATTTTGTATGAAAATGACCAGATATAACAAGATCAAACTTATCAAATATGCCTGGTTCTAGACCCTCTTCACAGTACATGCCCTTATACATTTCATAACCATTAATTTCAAAGTGTCCAATCAGCACTTGAGATTTAGACATGCGAATGGCATCCATAACTTCATCACGATTTTCTTGACATATCCAAGGAACAAAAAGAATACTAGTACCGTTAAAGCTCGTTTCAAATGGCTTGTGGATCTGATTTATATTATTGTATTGTGTAAGCAAGAGTTCAAGTGAATTAACCTGATTAGTATTCTTATAGTACGTATCATGGTTGCCCACAATCATCCATGTCTTGTGCTTGGAGTTAATAGGGTCAAAGAAGTATTGTTTACATGAATGTAAAGTTTGAAAGTTAATAAATTTCCTTCTATCAAATACATCACCTAATTGAATAACATGCTCTATGTTATGTTTTTCTAGATACGGGAAAAAGACTTCTCTATAAAATCTTTCGAAGTGCTTGTGAAACGTAGCACTATCGCCTCTTGCACCGAAATGCACATCGCCAAGAATAGCAATTTTCATTCTTCATCCTCATCCTCTATTAAACTACTCACATCGATTTGAACGTCTTCTTCAATAAACTTTTCAATACCCTGCTTTCTTTTTTTTCTCTTCTTAAGCAATGTCTCTTCAAAGGATTTAATAAACTCATTCATATTCTCATTTTCCATGTCAATATATGAAGGGGTGAATTCATCATCATCGTACTCACCTTGCTCAACTAATTCATTCAACAACAATGAATTTTCCATTGACTTATGTTTAATGTAGAGCTGTTTTTTCTCTTTTTGTATTCTTCTTAAAAAGGCAAAGTAAATAATTTGAGTAAAGTAAGCAAATGGGTTATCGTATTTTTCGGGGTTGTAGTTATCGAAATAGCAAACACAATTTTCTATACCATCGGAGATCATTTCTTCACGATAAGAATAATTAATAAAATTAGGCTTCATAGACAACCTATTGGCTATCATAAGCATACAGTGACCGACATAAGATGGAATAGGAGGGCGCTCTTTACCTGACTCCTCACACTCTTTAACTATTTTTCTATACTCGACAATTGCTTGATACAGCTTTTTATTATCAACATAATGAGAATTAGACATAAAACAGGGACCTATACTTTCTTTTAATTATATACTACGAAGGAACTAGAACCTAGTTAAGTGTAGCTTTTGTTAGCTCTTTTTCGAGAAGTGCCAGACTAGCTTGACTCTTTTCAGAAATTTCATCACTGCCGCTTGCTGCTGCAAGCTCTTGATCTAACATAGGATCAATGTGAAGGGCAAGATTTTTTAAAGTAGACTTATAATATGCTTGCATAGACTTTAAAGGTGTACACATACTCATAACGTGTTGACTTTTAATAAACGTTGTAGACTTATCACTAAAAGGAATATATCTCTGGAGATACACTACAGGAGGAGAAGTCGACGTCTTTTGAAAAAAGTTTATCGTTAACGGCTCATCTACAAAGATTATATCTGACTCTATACTAATCACATCAGCAATTACATCTTGACCGTTGACTAGTTTAATTATTTGTAGCATTTAGCCTCCTAGATTTACATTATAAATTTTATAGTCGAACTTCTCACCGTCATACATCTTTGTTCTTTCCACAAAGTGTAGTATCGTATGATTTTTCTTCGACTTCCAAGAAATGTCATCGGCAATGTCATAAAGAGTAGCAATTTCTTTACTCTCGCTCAACCTTAATCCTCTACCGATTGATTGTAAGGTTTTCACTCTTGATTTACTTGGTGCGGCGAATACTATATTATGTAGGTTTTTAATATTTACTCCTGTTGAAAATGTTCCAAGTGAAGCAACTATTATACTGTTATCTTCTTGTTCTACTGATATACGAACATCTTCTCTGTCAAGACCATCAACACTCCCATCAACATAATAGATCTTCTTACCACTCTCCGATAGACTATTAAAGATTTTTTTACCGTGGTCGGTATATCTAAACAGTATCAAGGAATTACCTTTCAATGATAATGCAAGATTAACTATAAACTTGTTTCTTTGAATATTATTAACAATGAAATCAACCTCAGTTTGATAGTCGACCTTTGAGTACAGTTTGCGAACAGGTTCGGCGTAATTAAGAACTATTGCTTTTATTTGGAAGTCAGCAAGATGATTCTGCTGTATAAGCTCAGACGTAGTGGTAACTTGTTTCACAGGTCCAAAAAGACCTTCAAGTACTAGCTTGTGTGTTAAGGTTCCATCTAGAGTGCCTGTAAATCCGAATCTAAACGGACAATTTATCATGGCATTCATTATAGACGTCAAGCTACCGGCTTTAAATAAATGTGCTTCGTCACCAATAACACAATTAAATTGATTAAACCATTGTTTGTTTAACTTGTATATTGATTGCCAGGTTGTAATAACGAACGGGCAATCGGTTTCTTTGTCTTGTCCGGAGAATATCTTATGAATATATTCAGGTGGGCAGCCGTAACTTATAAAGTCGGATGCCATTTGATGAACTAGTGAAGTTGTCGGAACAACGATAAGTATTTTCTTATTATTTCGATATATTCTACTAAGAAAGTAAATTATAAGAGACTTCCCCGAACCAGTTGGAGATACTAGCAGTGCTCTTTGCTTGCGTACGGCATGTACAAAAGCCTCTAGCTGGTAATCTCTGGGTTGTAGGGTAAGGGTCTTAAGTCTTTCTATAAAAAGTTTTGCCTCTACTAGAGAAAAATTCCTATCACCGAACGTATTAGGGTCGTAATCGACTGAGTAATTTCTTTCCTTAGCAAATCGTTCGATGTGTGCAAGTAACCCTGCATATATTAGCCTGGTAGAGTAGGAGAATAATCTAATCTTGCCATCCCACATCTTATTTTTAAATTTAGGATTAAACTTAGCATTTGGAATGGCAAACGTAAAGTATTCAGATAATTCTCTAGCTACGTCATCGTCGCAATATACTTTTATATGAACATCGTTCTTTTTTTCTATTCGTATCACATTCCTACCTTAAACTTCTCCCAAGCTATAGCTGAATTAATTTGATAACCCCTAGCTGGTAAATTTTTAATAATTGATTCAAGGAATTCTACTTTCGTGCGCTGTAATTCTATCTTAAGTTCACTGTTACGAATATCATCGTCTCCTTGCAAATAGACTGGCATATCAGTGCGAAGGATTTTTAGTTGGAATACACCCCAACCGTTACTTTTAAGATCGTCCTCGCTAATAGTTCCTGAATAATATTCATGTTTTAGTCTGTAAAGATCTTTAAACTCTGACTCCATCTTTCGAAGCAAAAGCCTTTCATTAGCAAATAGCTTGTAGTACTTTGAGTGTAAGAGTGGAATTCGAAGACTTTCTTCCCCAAGCTCGGTACGGTCAATCTTAGAATCGTTTTCCCACATCGTTTGAATATCTTCAAGCTTCATAATGACCTCACAAATAGTCATTATTATATCATATTACTAGATGTAGTTCAACGTGAAGGACTCGAAAGCAAAGGTTACAGTTGCATCAACATAATCAACATCTGTTCTCATTGTATCAAATAGAACATCGGTTAGAGATATAGGATAAAGATTCTTAAATATAATGTTTATTATAGGAGCTTTAACCGAGTTTAATACTATTAGTGAAGCATCAGAATAAGGTCCAGTTCCAGAAGTAGGATTAGTAACGTTGCCACCAAACTTACCCCTATTAGGTGCAATAGCAGCATATTGTCCAAAATTATCTGGAAATCCTAAAGCAATCATCCAATCAAATATCTCCTTATAGTTCCTCATCTCCTCGTCTACCCTATAAGTCACTATCAACGTACCAAAGTCTAACTGATCCCCTGGGATAGGTAGTTTTACAAAGGGTGTGCGTATGTCTGACTGACCTAGTAACAAGCTTGGAAGAGCAACAGCTTGAACAAAGTAATTAACGTTAGGTGTTTTCTTGATTGAAAATGTGAACCCTAATGGAGATAAAAAGTTTTTATTTGTAGGTAGACTTGAAGGTGCTGTCATGTCACGTCCTCTAGTAGTTAGTAAATATTTATTTCAAATAAAAAAGGGGCTCCGAAGAGCCCCTTAAAGTTACATAATGTTTATTCTTATATAATATTTTTTATTACATTATGTTGTTAACAAGAGTTCTACGATAGTAAACGTTCGTATTCTCTTCTAGAGCAGCAGTAGCGCTAGCAGCTGTGGCTCCCTTAGCAAATGGGTTAGGTGCCATTCCATAACGGGTCTTGAAGCCAATCTTTGGCTGGAAGGTGTCAGGATCGACAGCACGAACCATCTGTAGAGGAACATATGGGCAGTAGAATAGACCAGCATCAAATGGTGATGATCCTTTGTAGCCCATTAGGAAGTAGTTACCACCAGCATATGGATCAATATAAACACGGATACGACCATTTAGAACACCAGCAAAAGTGTTACCAGTATCGTCAATGTTTAGATTGTTGCTGTTAAGAGCAGGAGTATAGTCTAGAACACCGGCCATCTGAAGAGCAGAAGCGACGTCACTCGAGCAGATAACGATGTTACCTTTCCCTCTACGAGTATCTTTTGCAATCTGATTGGCTTCTCTTTCTAGTTGGAACATGAGACCTTTAAATTTCTCAACTGACCAACGGCCGTTAGAATCGGTGTCAAGATCGAAGAAGCCGGCTGTTGTTGTACCTGTGTTAGAACCGCGAACGGCTGTGACATAAACAGTACGAACGACTTCACGGTTGATTTCAGCAAGAATCTCAGCTGAAAGAATGTTGGAGAGCTCTGTTTCAGCATCAAGACCATGAACGGCTCTTAGATCCTGGGCAAGTTCCATTGAGTATTCAGCTTTAAGAGCACGACCCTTAGCTGTGACAGTAACTTTCTCAATTGAGAAGGCCATCTGTGGGAATGCAATAGTACCATTACCTGTACGCTCAAGTGAGTTGGTTGAAGCGCCAGCAGCGTAGTTAACGTTGGCTGATTGAGCAAGTAAGGTTGTATTAGCACCAGTACCAGTAGCACCAGCCATCTTGTTACCGATTGTATCGGCAGCACTATAGCCAGGAACTGAGAAGGCTGTGTTAACTTCGTTGTAGAATGTCTCGTCACCACCTTGGCTGTCGTAGCGAGCTCTCATTGCGAAGATAAGACCTGTAGGACCAGTCATAGGCTGGACACCGCAGATGTCATAAGCAATAAGATTTGGCATTGCACGACGGACTAGAGAAATAAGAACTGGGTCGAAAATATCAACAGCGCCGTCACCGGCAACTGAGCTAGAACCACCCATAGCGTTTGTAGGATTGTTAGCCTCGATTAGGCGCTGGCTACCTGGAGCCTGGAAAGAAGCTTCACGAAGAGCTTTTTCTGTATTCTCAAGGATCTGAGCAGTAACAGCTCGTCTGTGTGGGTCTTTGATGGCTTCCAAATCTGGATGCTCAAGGACTGGCTTCCACTTACTTTGAATTTCTTCATTTAAATACATTTGTTTCCCCTTCCTCGTTAAAAAATATCGGGTTAATTTTATTTATAAAAAATTACTTCTTAGATGCTGATCTAGAGATTGCATTAACATACCTAGCTACTGTACCAGAGTAGACGGGCTTGGAAGCAGGTGCTTCTTCAGCTAGTTCTACTTCTGTATCGACAATAGTAGATGTTGTCTTAGGAGTCGTCTTGAAATAATTTTCTTTAACGATTTCTAATTTCTTGGCGTAGCTATCTTCATCAGAATACTCTACACCTTCAGCTAAGGTAGCAAACTTTTCTTTTTGAGTTAAAGTTAAACCTTCAGCAACTTGTGAAAGAATATGCTGCTTGGTATACTCTTTAACAGAATTGCATAGATCAATATTATCATTAATAGTTTCATCTAGTTTTTGCTCAAGCTCTTCAACCTTAGCAGTCAAGCTCTCTAGAACATCTAGCTTGTCCTCGGGTACTTCAATGTAATGTTCGGCAAAGAGATCTCTTAGACCATCAATAAACTCTTCTGTAATATCCGAACGTAGTGATTCTTCAATAGCAACCTCATTAGCTTCCATCCACTGCTCGACAATATAGTCGAGATATTTGTCTAGTTGCTCGGTGAGTGTGCTTGTAAACTGTTCATACTTTTCAGCTAGCTGCTGGGCATACGACTCTTCTAGTTGCTGGGAGATAGAAGAAACTTTTGCATTAACAGCGGCCTCAAAAATCGTAGAGGCTTTTTCTTTAAACTCTTCTGAAAGGTCTTCTCCTTCAAAAGCAACCTCAATACTATAATTGACTACTTCTTCTTCATGCTCGTCTTCTTCTTTCATAGCTACTGAGGATTTATTAGCAGCAGCTGAAGCAGCAGTGGGCTTGGTATTATTGGCTGGATCAGTATCTTCCATTCCAGGATTGTTAGGATCAACAATCTTTTTCATTGGCTCACTGTTGCTGTTTGAATTAGGAAGAGTAGCTTTTTTAGCTACTGGATCAGCAATGGTAACGTCACCATTCTGAGCGCCTTTGTTAATCACTTTCTCATACAGCTCTCGTTCTTTCATTTATTGCTCCTTGGTGGAATTATATTATTATTTATAAAATTACTTTTTAGACAATTCATTAAAGAATTCTTTAAATAATCTTATCTGGGTTTCTTGAAGTTGTTTTTTAGAGGCTTTTTTAATTGTATTTTTCATCTCTTCAACTTTTTGAGCTTTTATAATACCATTGTCCCAAACCCACTCAACACCTTCCATAACACCTCTAACAAAAGCTTCTGGAGCTGAAGGATCAGCAACTATATCTCCTGGCGTGGCAAGATAGAAGTCATCTTGCACTTCCATTAATCCGTTTTCTAGTTGTTTAAGGCTACCCATACCTCTAGATGAAATACCTAGATTGGCTTCATCATCTATAAGACTTCTAACAATATTGCCCATAGGGGTGTCTAGTACTTTGGCACGCCCTACAATATTGCTTCCTTCACGCCTTAAATTTTTAAACATAATACAAGCACGCTCTAAATTAATAGTAGGTCCAGAAGGATGTCCTAATTCACCGTATGCTCTATTTTTAGAGATATAATTTTCATTAAATCTATTCATCTCTCTTTCAAGAGTAGCAATAGGGTATATTCGGCCGTTTTTATTGCCTTTATCCCCTTGCATAATTATTCCCTCAATAAAATAATTCTTCTTACCTTCTTTTTCTTCTACAAGGTAATTTACTTCTTCATTGAGCTCTGTGATTAGTTTCATTTCTTTTCCTTAATAATAGCCTACCGAAACACCTAATACATTAGAATTATTATTTGCTTCAATTGTGTCAGTGGCACCTTTCATAAGGTAAATAACAGACTCTTCATTGCCTATGTAACCTAATGTAAGTGTGCCTAGAACTGTATTAGATGAGTTTCTAACAGTGACTAAGTAGTTTTCTGTATTACTCTTATTAAATACTCTAACAAGAGTAGCAGAACTAATAGTATTAGGAGTGGTATTGACTGCTTGCTCTTGAGATAATACTTTGATTAGATCAGCCATTGACGTGCTCTTCCAAAAATTCTAAGATGGTATCTTCTAAACCGTCATTTATCATTTCTAACATAATTTCTTTATTTTTATCATCTAGCTGTGCAAAGAGCTCTAAAAGCCTAACATCTAAGCTTTCGTCCATTTCCATTTCTTTTTTTCTTTTAGCAAGACCTTTTGATGTTGTAGGACTTTCATCATCCCTGTCCTCAACGTCTTTTAACTTAAGAGGTGCCTCTCCAGCTTTTTTTCTAAGGTATGCAGGCTTGTTATAGTCTCTCGGGTTCTTTGGATTAATAGACTCACTAAATTCTTCTTGTACGGCTTTCTTAGCAGCTGCAGTTGCAATTGCAAAGACCTTATTTAAAGACCAACTTGGATTTTCTCTTTTGAGTGCAAGTGAAATTTCATGACGTTTATCTTTCATTCTTTTTGACATTTCTTCAATGTAGTCAATTTCCTCATGCACTCTTTGGTCAACTGGAGAATCATATCCATGTCTTTCTTGAGCACGGTTTATTTTCTTAACGATCTTGCCTTTAAATACCTCATCTCCGTTACCATTTGCATCATCAGTGACCTGAATCTCATGCTTATTCATGAAATCTGTCTCATCACCGCCCTTAGGTACATAAGCAGTAGTACCGGAAGTGCCTTGAGCTTGTTTAATTATTTTCTGAAGTTGACTCATTGTCTTCGGTTTCATCGTATTCTACCTCTTCTGTATCTTGCGGTGAGTTAAATAATGCGTTAGCAATTTCTTGCTTTCTTGCTTCTAGTGCGTCGATAATCTTAGGGGTAATAAGATATTCAAAAGCATCTTTAACTTTAGAAGGTTCATCATTAAACGCGCCCCTAATAATATCATTTAAGCTGTATTCCATTTTCTCTCCAAATATTTATTTATTAGCTTGTTGAGCGTCAATTTCACGTTGCTGTGCATCTACAGCATATTGAGGAACATATCTAGGATCATCTAGCTCTTGCTCCATTTCTTTATCCATTTGTTCAAACTCATCATCAGTCTGTCTAAGTATATTTTTTCTAATCCATTTATGACTGAAATATTTGCCAGCAAATGGGTCAAGTTCAGTAAGCATCTTTGATCTATCGTTAAACAGCTCAATATCTTTAAGCTCGGCAAAATAATTATCTCTTGCGTAATCATATTTAATATCATTAGCAATTTGTTGCCACTCTTCTAAAGACATTAAACCTTTAAGAACCAATTGCTTTTCTAAAGACTTAGTAAACAAAGTTGAGAACTTATTTCTTAATCTATCAACAAACTTAGCAAACTTAACTTCATCACGAGTAATTTCTGTAGATCTTCCAACATTAAATGTTTGTTCAGCTTCTAACCTTGAGCTAGGAACATTTAACGCTCTGTAAAGCTTCTTTTGGAAATAAGCTACGTCGGTCATCTCTCCTAAATTTTGTCCGCCAGGAAGAGTTGTAATTTCTGTTCCTTTATTACCTTCCCTTCTGGGAAGCCAATAATCTTCTAACATTGTCATAAATTTGCGATCGTCTCTTATCTCGCCTGTAGACGCATCATATACAACACGATTCTTATGTCTAATCATCATGTCTCTAAGATATTGTTCAGCTTTCATCTTAGGAAGATTTCCCACATCAATGTAAAAGATTCTTCTTTCAGGAGCTCTTGAAATTCTATAAATTACTGTAGCATCTTCTAACGTTCTAAGCTGATTAAGAGCTTTAATAGCTTTGTGTAAATGAGATAGAACAACGGTATTATTGGTATCCATAAGACCAGACGTAACGTGCACTATGCTGTCTTTAGCAATTCTTATACCACCAGTACCAGAATTATTAGTACCTATGTTGCCGTTACCTGCATTCCAATAACCCTTTTCGCTGTAAAGAAAGTATTCGCTTGCTTTTTCCTGAACGGTTACCCCGGTAGCAGCGTCTTTCTTCTTTTTTACCTCTTTGACTTTTCTTATTTTTCTTGGATCAACGTATCTGAGTTCTTTTATACCATCAGTAGGAGTTTTATCATCTATAATAGCGTGGAAATAAAGTCTTCCGTCAACATAAAATCTTCTAAAGATATCGTATGACTGATTTCTAAAATTTAATAGCTTGAGAATAGCATTAAATTCTTCTGTAATTATTTTTTTAGAGCTTAAATTAATATTAACTTCATCAAGATTAATAGAGACAATCTTTTCAGTTGTATCAGTTGTAATAGCTTCGTTAACAATATCATCAACAGCTTGATCAACCTCAGGTTGAGTAAGCATGTCTCTATACTTTGTTACGAGCTCGGCCTCAGTCTTAGCTGATCCCTCTAGATCAACATAAGTTCCATATACACCACCTGCAGCAACTATTACAGCACCGTCGTCCTCGGTTGGAGGAGCAAACGATGTTGGTTCTGGCTCAGGGTTTTGTTTTCGTATTTCAAATCCAAATAATCTCATATTTTCCTCAATAGGGAGAGTGGGCTAAAAGCCCACTCTGTTTATCAGGCACCACCGGCATTGCCAGTAACACCACTAACTTCCCACCAATCATACTGAAATGTTACGGTAAATTCTTCTATCTGATCAGTTGCTTCCCAGCTAAGATCGATAGATGATATAGCTTGAGGGAAGATACCGTTAAATGTATAAGTTCTAATAGGCACGCCTGTTTTAGAATACTGAACTACCTGGGCGTTAGCTTTGTATAGTGAAGGATTAGCAGCACCGAAAGTACGAAGATTTCCCCTTAAAGAATTAATCTTGTTAGACCATTCTTCCATAGCGTTTCTAATTAAAAAATCTTCGTCATTTATAACAGTAACTGTCCAATCACCGAACGTTCTATCGCCAGCAAGTCTAATCTTTCTTCCGAAATAGGGGACTTCAATAACCCCTAAATCGGATGAAGGAATTTGAGCTGCTTTTACCATAAATGGTAGCTTAATATCAGCAACACCGTTACCTGGATTTTGAAGCGTTACCTGGAAGAGCGTACTTCTTGCTCCTCCAAGTGTTAACTGACTTCTGATCTCATTAACGTTAAAAGCCATTTTGTTCTCCTTTTATTATTCGAGTTAGTTTACTAATCAAAACTGTCCGACTATTTCACTAAACTCGACTCCAGTTCTCACTGCAACAAAGTTCAACTGGATGAAGTTGATAGATTTAGCTGGCTTAATATAGATATCACCAACAAATTCATTTCTATCAATTACTTCAGGAGTATTATTTGTTTCGTCGCAAACAACTCTAAAGTCGTAGATACCTCTTCTTCCTTGAACATCTCTAAGGAATGGCTCGACAAGGTTTCTAAACTGTGAGCGAGTAAACTCATCATTGAATTCAAATAGAGTAAATTTAGCAGCTGTTGCAATAGCTTTTTCAAGCACAATAAACAGACGTCTTACATTTATTCTATCAAAGGCCGATGGCTTAGCAAGCAATGTCTTATCGCCAAATAATAGTGTTCCTTGACCTGGGAATGTCACGACAGGATTTACTCCGCTCTTATAAAGAACATCCCGTTGGGCTTTGCCTGGGTTGAAGGCAAGCTTAATAGTATTCTTTATAATACCTCTGTTAAATCCAGCTGGTGAATACCAAGGATCTCTTGTATCATCTGTTCTAACGCATAATCCGGCGACATCACCATTGAGAGGAACATATCTGTAAACATCATTGTACTTGTCGTATTGATATTTGTAGCCAGAGTCGAGAACGGCATATGAAGTAGATGACAAATTATTACGGAACTGCACTACATCGTCAGCTTCGTCAGCATTAATATTTTGCACAACGTCAGCCTTATCTGGTGATACGAACACAACGCAGTCTTTTCTTACTTCCGCAATATTATCGATTAGATAATTAGCTAACTGAGCGAAGTGATTTGCATTAGCTCCTCTAGCCTTGCCCTGAAGTATCAAGGACACGTCTACATCATCAGCTGATTTAAATAAATCGTAACCGGCTGATAGAGCTGAAATAGGAACATCACCTTCACCCTTACCATCAAAACCACCGACAAATGAGTAGGTATGTGCTAGATTGGTAGTTAAAGATGCCATGTTCAAGGCCGAGGTAGTGTAGTCAGAAGCAATATCATTGCCGTAGTACACATATTGTGACCCGTTATTGATAACGTCTTTAACGTAGAGACTTGCACCATCTTCAGTCTTAGCATCAGTAGCTCTTGATAATCCTTGGAAGACTTCTAGAATCGTTCCTGGAGTACCAGAGATAGCACCATCCTCGTCAGCTATAACAACATGCACTTCGTCTTTTGCTGATGTATTTCCAAAATTAGCAACATAGTTCGATGTACCTGGAGCTCCATCAACACTAAATGCATATTCCCAATACTTCTTCACATAACCTGACGTTAAGGCTTGAACGTTTGCAGAATTAGCACCATCTGTATTAGCAAATAAGGTGTACTTGGTTTCTGTTTCAATAGTAAATTGAGCTGTTTGAATTGTAGCATTTCCAGTATTTGAAACGGCTCCAATGCTCTTAATTTTAAGTACTTGAGTACCGATCGTTGAATTACCAACTTCAATTAAATCACCTACCTGAAGTTGATCTCTAACAACATGAATTTGAGCATTAGCATCAAGAGGAGCACCTACAGGTGTGTTGGTAATGTTAACAACAATGTTAGCACTGCCAGTAGTAGCTTTAACAAATGTTAACGCACCGTTAACTGAGATGTTAGTTGTATTAGCAGGATTAAGAGGAATTTCATTTAAAAATGCTTTTGTTGTATCGCAAACAGATATCTTTAAAGAATTTCCAATTGCACCAGGATACTTAGCAGCAAACTTTACTGGTGAACCAGCTACAAAAGTATTATCAGTTAGATCGTCTTCGTTAATAATAGTAGCAGCTTCGTAAGTTGAAACGTTAAGAGCAGTACTATTAGCAGCAACAGCCGTGTAAATTGCTTCAGAGTCTGGAGCAATTAAAATGTCGGCGGCAGTAAAGCTTGACGATAGATTACCGGTAAACACAATAGTGTTAGCAGCTGAGGAATTAGCAATTGCAACTGTAAACGTATTTTTACTAGTTGAATGAAGTAATATGCTACCTGGTACAATTCCAACGCTTGCGTGTGGACCTGTTAGCTCAACACTTGTATGAGTATCATTTGCGGTAACTGAGCTTACTTCGGCTATTTGAGTGTTTTGATCTGTTTTTCCAGCTCTTACAACATAAAGCTTATTGCCATAGGCAAGAAAGTTTGCTGCTGTAAAGAATGTTTCAGCATTATATGTGGTCGGTCTACCGAAGCGATTTACTAATGTCGCTTCTGAATCTACTAGAACGCGCTTATTGACTGGCCCCCAACGGAAAACCCCGGCAACAGCACCTTCGGTCGTAGAAACGGCAGGGACAACCGTTGTCAAGTCGATCTCAGATACATTAACTCCTGGACTTACTTGAAATGGCATTTTTATCTCCCCCAAAAGGTTTATTTAGCACTAGATTATTAATATTTATAAATTTAGATTACTTAATTTCTCAACCATTCATCAAATGTCATATTCGTCTTATCTAAATCTATAACTTGTTCTTGAACAAGATACTCTTCTCTTCCATCTTCTTTTATGCCAAAAGGTAAGAGATTTTCTTCTAATGCTTTTTCATTATCTTCAACTAACCTTTTTCTAAAATCTAAACTAGTTAGCTCTTTAAAGTAATTATGATCAGACATCCAAGAAAATAACACACAACACATAACTAAGTCGTCATTACCTTCTTCAGCTTCAAAAGACGTCCCTTTATGTATAAATCTATACATCTCTTGAATAGTATTAAAATCATGTATTATTAATTTATCGTTTTCAATCAATGATTTAAAATTGCTGCATCCTATTTTTTTAACACTAGACGTAGTTCTAACTCCAGGGTGAGAAGACGTACCAAACCCGGCACTTATTTTAGTTCCTGATATGTTAGTTCCTGAAGTAAATAGCATGTTCTCATATTCTAAATCTTGATATGTAATGTCTGCTACTTGCTGACCAATATCATTTGTTTCAACTAGTATGTAAGCATTGTTATAGTATTTTGCAACGGATACTAAAACGTTAGGATAAAGGACGGGATCAATAGTATTATTTCTATAAGTTGCTACATCTTTATATGGTAGCTCAGTTGCATCAAATACCTTAAACGCTGAATAATCACCCTCTTTTCCTCTTCCAGTATCGACTACCATAAAATAAATTCTATCTTTTACAGGCTCGAAATAAAATTTTATATGCTCATCGCCCTTTATAGGGTTAGAATAAGTAAGCAATCTTAACTTAGTCCCTGAAATAAGAGTGGAGGAAGAACCTAGGAATTCGCATTCAAATTCTTCCCTAAACTGTTCTAGAGAGGTGTTTCGAATAGTAGTATTCTTCCACTCTTCATCCCTTCCAGGAACTTGACTCCAATGAACGTCAATTCGCTTGTAGTCATTTCTATTATCTTCACTGTCTTTCCAAATCTTATAAAACATATTCAACCCGTTAGGGGTTGAAGTAATCATAACTTTTGTAGTAGTACCAGAAGAAATAGTAGGATAAACAGAAGCAAAGAATTGTTCTTGAATGTGGTTAGGAACAAATGCAAACTCATCCAGATAGACAAAGTTTTGAGAGGTGCCTCGAATAGCATTTGAAGCTGTAGAGCTTGCAGCAATCTCACTTCCATTTTCAAGCTTAACAGATTTTTTATTCCATTCTATAATACCTTGCTGAAGCCATTTAGGCAAGTTTTCATATGCCAGTTGAACCCTGCTTAGAATTTCAATTGCTTGCTCAGCTTTATGGGCAAGAATAGCTACGGAATAATTTTCATTAAATAAAACTCTATGAAGTATAATAGAAGCTACTGTTGTGGTTTTTCCAGATTGTCTAGGCATCTTACAGATAACATAACGATTGTCTTCAGCTGACGCTATGATATCTTTTTGAAAGCTGTATGGTAGAAATGGAATCAGTCCATGATCAACATGAATAATCTTAACATATTTTTCAGCAAAGTAGACAGGGTCACGAGCACACCTAATATACTCTTGGACCATATCTTTGGTCCAATCAATTTCAACATAGGTCTTTTTTAGGTTTCTATTACCAAGATAGTTATCAGTCTTTTGCTGCATTAGTATTCTTTAAAAGCTTTTGAAGTTCACTTGTACTTCCAATAAACAAATTATTGTTGACGGTTTTAGGTCCACTTTCACCTGTAATTTCTTTTTTCTTTTTAGATAGTTCTAAAAGTTCCTTATTAGCAACTGTTAACGAATTAATAATTGTTGCTATTACCTCGTAACTTCTAGGGTGCTGGGACATATTAGCAACATCCATTATACCATCTAAAGCTTCGTTGCCTTTATCTATTATTCTGACTAGATTGCATCTAGCAAAATGAAAATCATCCTCTTCAATAGACTTTGAAGTAACTTCAACTGGGATAGGGGCTAAATCTAAAGCCTTATCTATTGGATTGTTCATACTGAATCATACTTAATAATATAATCATAATTACTATTTGAACTAATCTGTGATCTATCTAATGAAACTGCAGCATTTGTTGTAGGATAACCATTAGCTAAAAGCCCAGGTGTTATAGTAACATTCTCTTCTGGTTCGATTGCAACTGAGCTATTAGCAGTATAGAAGTTAACATTTGCCAGAGTAATAACTTCAGATTTTCTAATAGGTCCAAATACATAGCCTTTCATATTAAAATCTAGTGTCCAGACTAGAGCTCTTCTCTCTTCATATCTTCCATCATATGTATCTTGCGATGAAACAGCTGTAAGCACGGTAGGAATGTCTAAGATGATGTCAAGTTCAGGTATTATCTTAACAGTAGTAGTCCAATCAGGTGTAAAATAAGGTAATATTTGTTCTAATATTCTTGTACCATCTTCAGTATTTTTTACAGCTATGTTTAAAGTAAAATTAAAATCATAAGGTACAGGGTTGTAAATATATTTTAATCTTTCTGAATTTAAGTTGTCTTGCTTGATGTGACTTTTTTTAACTGTAGATAGTTTTCTTGTTGGTGAATAAGCAATTGATGTAAGTTCAAATGCCATTCTAGGCAATATCTGTGCTACGGGTCTGTTAAGAGAAGGATCTCCGTCCACTCTTGCCAGCAACTTATCTTTAGGGCTATAAGAAATAGGGACCTTAATTGTATTAAGTTGGTTGTTGTTCTTATCTACTCTATTAATATAGATGTCATTAAATAGAGTGCCAAATAGCACTACGTACTTTCTAATATGCCCATGGTAGAAGGTTTGACCGAACATTAGATTTTACCTTCACTAAAAGGATCTATTTCAGAAAAGTCAATAATATCATCCCCTTCTAATTCTAGTTCAGCATTATCAGAAACAAACTCAGTATTTTCTAAGTCAAATGATTCATTAACGAACTTAAATCCGTCCTCATCGGTAAGATAATAAAAATTATACTCTTCTGTTATAAACCCGGAACCTGTTGTAGCTGGACTATAATCTATTTGAATTCTATCTATTTCAGGTATTCCAGTATTTAATGTTTCTCCGCTATATTCATATACTTCACACACAAGATCCCATACCTGAAGTGCACCTAGCTGATAGAATATTGCATTATTGTTTACATACTTTACTTGAAACACTTTCTGATTAAGTGGGAAGTAGATTAAATCACCTTCGTTAGGTCTGGGCTGGGCCTCTGCTGTTTGAACTTCTTCAGCAAACGCTCTTCTCGATACTGTAAATGTTACTTGATCTCTTATCTCTATATTAAACTTAGAAAAGAAGCTTCCATCACCTTCAAATCCATCTACATTTTTAATGTACATTTCGACCATGTAGTTGCGTTCGTACTTAGAGGATGCATCCTCACCAAAGATCTCATTTCTTGCCTCAATTACTCTAGGCAAATAAAATACATCATGTCCATATATACGAATAGATTCAACTATTAAGTTTTCTATTAGTAGTTGTTCTTGAGATGCACCGAAGTTATTGAAGTATACACTAGTAGGCATTTTAACCTATCATGTCGCTGACGGGTAATGAATAGCTATTAATCATTTCTTGTTCAAGCTTTTCTATTGCAGCCATAGAGTCGTTAAGTATCTTCTCACCATTAAACTGTACACCTCCAGGCAATTGCAACCCTGTAAATTTAGTTAGATTTGTTCCCCATTGATATTTAATCTTTTGAGTAGCATATTCTTGCAGCCAGCGGTCGCCCCAAGCATCGGTGTAAACATCAGGATCTACTATTTCATAAGCTTCAATTAATAAGTATTCACCTACATTCATCTTACTCCAATCCATATCAATATACATCTTATTTCTATGCCTATTGTATCTTATTGGCTGTTGACCGACTATAAGTTCTTGAATTAGAGCTAGGTGCTGCATGACCATATAATATGGAACCATGGATACTGAGGTGAGAGTGTATAGATCGTTTAATGCTATTTGATATCTGATATCGAACAGCCCATCAGAAGCTGACGTTGGGTCACCTATAGGGAACACTCTTACTGCACCGATAATATTTTCTGGGAGTATAATACTGCCATCACCCACTTGAAGACTTAAATTTGCCCCTGCTCCTGTGGCCGTAGAAATGCTAATTGTAGCCGTATTCGTGTAATTAACTCCGTATGAAGTAAATACGACATCGGATATTGTGCCGTTAGCGTACGTGACAATACTAGCATTTGCCCCAGTACCCTGAGATATTGATAATGTGTCATTGTTGGAATAGCCTGTGCCGCCGTTGTTTATAGTAACTGTTTTTGCTGAGCTCGTCCCTTCATTACCAACAATTTTATATTTATAGTAAATACGCTCAGTACCATCAAAATGATAGTCCCAGTAATATCTTAATGCTTCATCTATTCTATCATCAACTTGATCATCATCAACGTTAATTTCTATTACTGGCTTTCCTAGCTTTCTAAGGCAGTATTCTTTGAAAGTATTTCTAGAGTTTGGAACGGCCATAATTTCTCCATAAGTTATGGATATTTATAAGCCTGAAAAAACTTAGTCAAAAAAGAACATATGCCATAGTCTTCCGTTATCTTGATTAAACCCGAAGTATTCTGAAGCAGAATGAATACACCCTGCATCAAATATCACTAGTCTATTGAAAACATTGCCTATTACATCTACTGGCTCATAAGGAGTCTTGTCTAAAGTGGACTCTTGTCTGAACGTGCTCATAATTTGCGGATGTGAATTATGCCTTATCTTAGTTCGCTTATGAGCCCACATGGTTGTTCCAGACTCAAAAGGTGCATCAGGAGTAAGATATAACATTCCAGCCCATCTTTGATCGTCACAATGATATACCAACGGTTCCCCAGCAATAGAGTACTGGAACCTACCGTTCATACCATGCTCTTCCCATCTTACTATTTTTGTTCCAAGAATCTCTTCAAATTTTTCTTTTAATCCTGGAAATAAAAATTGCTTGAACGTTCTACATCCAATGTATCCTCTACCTATGCCACCTTGATCAAAATCTTGAGCTAATGCGTATTCTCTAACAGAATGTGGATCCTCATAAAAATTATCTACTACGAATATTCTTTTATTACTTTTATAACTAATGTTAAGGTTAAAAGTTTTGCTTATTTCTTCTTTAACTGGAAGTCTATTATAGAAATAATTATCAACTTTTTTTATTTGATTACTTGTATCTTTCATAGCGCTTAAGATACTTGCATCGACTAGATCTGGATGCACCCACCAATCTTCAAAATTACTTTTACCATCACAAGAAACATCGCTTACAACGAGTTTATAACCTTTTAATTCTAAAAATGCTCTAGATTTTTCTTTATACGTTTTCGTAATATCAACATAGTCGTCGTGCTCGTATGTAATAACAGCAAACTTAAACTTATTAAAAGGAATTTTTCTTAAGATTTCATATGTTACATCTGATGGCTCGCAATCAAGTTGAAGATAGTCAATAGTATTGCCTAAAGTAATTTCTCTAATTAAACTTTCATAGTTAACTTCTAGTGCATTGGCGCAAATTATTTTATTAGATCTATTAGCTTTATAATCGGCAATAAAACTTTCATTATATTCAATACCGATACCTTTCCATCCAAAGTCTTTTTCTAATAATGCTGTATTATTACCTAGGAAGGGCCCTGCACTACCAACTTCTAAATATGTTCCGTTTCTCTTTCCATCTAACATGCTTAAAATAAACATGTCTTGAAACACTTGAGAATAATTTCGTTCTATATTTTCAGAGCCTTTAAACTTATATCTGAGATTACCGTGCTCGTTTTTATTATAGTAAACAAAGACTTGAGATTCAGGTCCTGCACCTATCTTTGAAACGTTATCTCTAATACATTCTAAATGTACCTTATCTATTTCATGTCTATGCTCATTAATAAGCTTTTGAAATAGTTCTCTTGATTCTTGATTCTTGCCCCACCACCACGCCGACACAGCCTTTTCAAAAATAATACCATACTTTGGAAAATTAATCGGTGTGTGTACATTTGTTCTAAGAGTAGGCAGATTAAAGTCACAAAGACTTAATGCTATATCACACAGCGTATAGCAATCAACATATCTTTTATTCCATTCATAAAATCTAGCCAGGCATAGATATGCTTCTGGTCTTTTTGGTAAAAGATTAATTGCCTGCTTAAATGTTTTCTCTACCGTGTTGGCTCTATTTTGTTGAGCGTTAAAACAATTACCTATACGTATGAGACACTCATAAGCTAGTTCATCAATACTTGTACGTTCTGCTGCTCTTAGATAATAAGTAATAGCTGCTGCTGTCTGTCCAATACTATCATAACAAAGAGCAAGATCGTAATTTTTTTCTGGGTTTTCTACATCATCAGTGAATTTTTCTAGCGCAACTTGAAGATCAAACATTTAAAAATCTTTCAAAAAATAAACCAGGAACTTTAAGTATATAAGCGGCATTATCTTGATAACCAAACGTAATAATAATATCACCATTGTATTCACACATACCGCAACTAAATTCTATTTTTGCACCCATAAAATTAAATAAGTCTGTATACTTCACTACATTCCAATTCCTATCCCATACAATAAAGGAGTGCCAATAATCAGCATTTTTTCTACCAGATTCGCTTTTGTATAGATTTACGGAGTGTGAAATGCAAATGTAGTATTCTTTCCATCTAAAGACTTGTGATCCACCTCTATAATCATAGGGGCTAGATTGGTAGTTACCTAGAAAAATAGTGCTAGTAGCATCATCGTCTATATTGTATTTTACTACCTCTGTAGGATTAGACCATTTTACAAATGTGTAAGGCTTATCAACCACCGGCATCCAATTCTTTTCACAGTAAGAATTGTTTGGAGGAGGGGCCGGCATTCTAATTCTATTAATTTCTGTAGGCTCTCCATTGATAAAACTAATTTCAGATAGCTCCATTCTACCAATACCATTTGTAGATGTATCTCTTCTCACACCACAGTAATAAAGCTTATCATCCCAATGTGCAATTCTAACATCTTCTAGCCCTACAAACTCCCATAAAGGAGGAATGTCTAGTTTAGATGTATTAACCTTTCTCACTGATGTAATGTTCAGATCATTATCAAGTTCACAATAATAATTTTTAGTAGTCAGAGTGATATCGTTTTCTGGATTAAGGTATACTAAAGGACCGTATTCGTGTTCGAACTTATTTAATTCAGAATGGTAAATTGTGTATTGGCAATGTCTAATATTGCCAATCAACTTACCATTTAAATTAAAGATGGTCGGATTAAATAGACCGGTTCCGTTTGTTAGTGTTGAAGGTACTAACAAAGGTTTAATGGAGCCACCATTATTTAAAACTTCTTTTACAAATTGTATCATTATGTTATACTTGTGTTATCCCAGTATGGTTTCCAATCTATATATGGATCTTTTTCAAGCTCAGATTGTACGTGAAAGGCTAGGTTGTTAATAGGAACAAGCCCTAACAAACCTCTTCTCGTCAACATATAATTTAAAGAAATGTTTTCTAATTCTTTTGATTTTAAATCTAACAGCCTGAAGAATTCATTGTAAAGATCTATATTATTTTTAAAAATATTGTGATGGGTAAGAAAAGAACAGCTCATATCATAATATTGAATCCAATATCGGTAAGTTGAGCATATAATAGTCCTAGGTGTAGGTCTATTTCTATACGGACCCAACCAAAGCCAGAAGTCGTTAAATGGTGAAAGTATTGCAAACTCACCTATTTCATTGTATAGTTGTCCCTGCATTTCATACAGTTCTGTAATACAACTTGGTGTAAACAGATAATCATCCTGAACTTGATAAACTAGATCTTTTCCAGCATCGATAAGCCAGACATAACATTCTTTAATAGAATTGCATATACCTGGCTTATTTAAATGCTCTATTTCAAAAACAATATTATCAAATGTATTTTGCTCAATTATATTATTAACAAAAGAAATAAGATCAGCCGTTGATCTATCGCTGAAAAACTTAATAAAATGAGTTACATCAGAATGTTTTAATGCACAGGAATGTACTGAATTAACAAACGATCTGACAGATTTCTTAGATAAAGTAGTTCTGTCTGTCTCACAGTACCTCTTATCATGCTCTCTATTTGCTATGTCACAGAGCTGGTACGCATAATGAATAGAAAGCGACATTTAGTTAACTACTTTATCTCCAAGAGGACCTTGAGGTCTTTCAGCTGATTGTGCCCCTTGCTCTTCAATTTGCTGCTTAATCTTAGAAATCACATTAAGACCAAACTTACCAGGCAGTTCAAGCAAACCTGAAATAATAATGTTGACTTCATCAATAGTAAGATCATCGATTTTATATTTCATAATAACTCCAATTAATTAGGGTGCAGGTTGAGGTGCTGTATTTGAAGGTGTAGGGGCCCATGGAAGAGATTGCTCGGACACTGGATTAATCTTTTCATTAATCTGTTTAAGAATTTGACCGTTAACGTGTTCTTCATAACCTCCAACAACAACAGCTTTGATCCATGTAAGAACGTCTTCTTCAGTTAGTTCAGCAAATGGAATAAACGTCTGCCCGGCGGGCATATTAGCTGTTGAAAAAGGAGTGGCACCAGAGAATGATCCAGTATTACCGTTTTCATCTGTGCCTGTTTTTTGCCAATAAGTTTGAACAACAGCATTTTGATGTTCTCCCTCATTGCGCACTTTAAGTGATGTAACTTTCCATGTGTAAGTAATTGCCATTTATTTCCTCCTGAAATGTAAGGCTTAATATTTATGCACTATCAAGCAAGCTTTGCTAAAAGCATTCTTTCAATATTAGATATCTTATTGGCTTGATCCTGTATTGTTTTTTGTTGCTCTTTCATAGCTTCAATTAACAATGCAACAATGTCATTGTAGGACACCTTTAATCCTTCTTGTTCTGAGCCTGCTACAGCTTCTGGCAGCACTTTGGCCACGTCTTGAGCAGTGACACCGGCATGCCTTTTCTTCTTGCTATCGGATTTAAAATTATATGTTACTCCTCGTAGCATGGCTACCTTTGTACTAGCAGATGTAATAGGTTCAAAATTTTCTTTTAAATTTTCGTCTGATGTTGTATTAAATATTACAGCGTTAACCGTTCCATTAAAGTTACCAGCTGTTCCAGTAGCTGCTGGGTCGATATAATATGCAGTATTATTAGAATCGTAAAAGATAGGAGCTCTGACGCTATTACCACCATACACTATCCAAGCATCGCCTCCGTTCCTATCAACAACTGTATTCCATGCAGTTGCAGCAGTATTTAAAACAACATAATTAGATCTTCCGTAAAAAAACCCATAGCTTTCAACATAATTTAAACCTTGTACGGTGTATAGCACGCTAGTACTTGCAGGGTCTACATAATAACTAGTATTGTCTCTATCATACATTATATTAGAGTAAAAACTACCGCTTTCAACTCTTGTGTTTGTATCTCCCTTACCTATTGAAAATAGTACTGTGCCTAGATCTTCACTATCAAAAATACGAATGCCTCCGTATTGAGCTTGAGCTCCTAGTCGAATACCAGTATGCCAACGCAAGTCTAATTTAGAATAGTTGCCTCCGTAGTTTTCAGGGTTAGTTCCTATAAAGTAATTACTCTGGGCATCTACATCACCACCATTGAACATTAAGCGAGCACCCCAGTTGCCATAGGCGGTTCCATTGGAACCGCCTATGACGAGATAATTATTATTATCTGGAGTGTTTAGCCACCAGGAACCTCCATTATGCAATAAGCCAAAGCCTGCTCCGTCATGATATCCTAGATACCCTTTAATAGTACCTTCATAACCATCTCTCACTCTTAGAGGACCATCAATATCCCAATAGAACCCTCCTGAGTCAGGATAAAAATGCTGTCCATAGCTGTGTGAATATAGTCCTGATTCCCCTTCCGGTCTAAACCAGTTATCTGCTCTTACCTGGCTTAA